AGAGGTTATATTAACCTTTAACCCTATATCAGATACTCATTGGATTAAAAAGAGGTTTTATGACTCCCCTTCTCCCGATACCATTAAACTAAAGACCACTTATAAGGATAACAAGTTCTTAGATGCTAAATATATAGAGGTATTAGAGAGCTTAAAGTATTCTGACCCAGTTTACTATAACATATACTGTTTAGGAGAGTGGGGAAGTACAGGACATTTAGTATGGAACAACTATAAGATAGAGGAAATACCTCTAAATGATGAGTACTATGATAGTTTATTCTGTGGACTTGACTTTGGTTTCAATGACCCCTCTGCTCTAGTAAAAATAGGGGTAAAAGATGGGGAACTGTATATTTTAGATGAGATATACAAGACAGGCTTAACTAATAGAGAGCTAATAAAACTATTAGAACCTTATAAGGACTATAGGATAATAGCAGATAGTGCAGAACCAAGCAGNATTAAAGAGTTCTATCAAAATGGCTTCAATATAAAGGGAGCTAAGAAGGGTAAGAACTCCATTAAGAGAGGGATAGACTTCATTAGAGGTAGGAAGTTAAGAGTTTCTCCTAAGTGTACTAACTTTATTAGTGAGATAAGTAACTACACCTATGAGAAAGATAGAGAAGGAAATCCAACAGAACAACCTATAGGTATCAATGACCACTTAATGAGTGCTTTAAGATATGGTACTGAACCTCTACAGTATCAAGACAAAATAATGTTCTTAAAATAAGAAAGGAGAGTGAGTAGATGATTTATTCTTTAAGAGATGTGATTGGAAGCAATTTAGAGGAGACTAAAGAGAGACTAGCATATATAGTAGAGTTAGATAAAACCTCCCAGAGACACAAAGCTATTAAAGANGGAGTAAGGTANTTTAATAATGACAATGACATACTGTATGAAGAGCAGTACTATTATGACAATGAAGGTAAAAAGCGTATAGATGAGACTAAAAAGAACAATAGGCTCTCCCATAACTTCTACGGACTATTAGTTAAACAGAAGGTAGGGTACTTATTAGGTAAGCCAATGAACTTTAACTCTACTAATAGTGAGGTAAACAAGATACTAGATAATATATTAGGAGACAAGTGGAATATAACTGCACAAGAGCTACTAAAAAATGCTAGTAACAAAGGTGATGANTGGNTATATTGTTATATAGATGAGGATGGAGAGTTTGACTACACTATTTGTCCTACCGAACAAATCATTCCTCTATATAACAATGGATTTAAACAGAAACTAGAAGGAGTCATTAGGTACTATGAGATAGTAACACTAGAAGGTAAGAGTACTTTAGCTATAGAGCTATGGACTCAAGATGAGGTAAAGTACTTTAAACTAGATGAAGGTGATGATGACCTCCAATTAGTAGCTACTAAATCACACTTCTATATCAATGGAGTAGGATATTCGTTTGGAGTAATACCATTCGTACAGTTCAAGAACAATGAGGAGCTTACTACAGACTTATCAATGGTAAAGGAGTTAATAGACAACTACGATAAGGTTACTAGTGGACTAGCTAATGATTTAGAGGAGATACAAGATAGTATATATGTACTAAAAGGGTATCAAGGAACAGATAGCTCCGAGTTTATGAATAACCTAAGATATTACAAGTTGATTAAGGTAGATGAGGATGGTGGGGTAGATAAGTTAGAACTACACATACCAATAGAAGCTAAGAACTCACACCTAAAGAGACTAGAGAATGACATCTATAGGTTAGGAATGGGAGTAGATGTATCAGCAGAGAAGTTAGGTAACAGTAGTGGGGTAGCATTAAAGTTTATCTACTCATTATTAGACCTAAAAGCAGATATTAGTGAGATACAGTTCAAAAAGAGTATTAGACACCTATTAAAGATTATAAGCAACTGGTTAAGAATTAGTAAGGGTATAGTCTTTGACAGGAAAGAAGTAAAGGTAACATTCAATCGTTCTATGTTAGTAAACACTAAAGAGCAGATTATCAATGTTACAAACAGTGTAGGTATGCTAAGTAAAGAAACACTTTTAGCTAACCACCCATTTGTAACAGATGTGGACTATGAGCTTACTAAGATGAGAGAAGAGGGATTAGAATTTCCAGCTTCCCCTCTAAAGAGTCAAGCTATAGACCACAAGGAAGAGTATGAGCATCAAGATAGTGATTTACCCTCTAGTCAAAACAAAATTAATGGCTAGATTAAACACTCCAAAATTCGAGGACTTAACCTCGTAAAAAAATGTGAAAGGAGAATAGATTATGGACAAACTAAAAGAATTATTAGGTGAAGAATTGTATAACCAAGTTATTGAGAAAATAGGTGACACTCCTATTAGTATAGGAGAGGGAAAGATACCTATGGATAGGTTTAATGAAGTAAACAACAAGAAAAAGGAACTTGAAAAGAAAGTTGAGCTTTTAGAAGCCGATTTAAGAGCTTTAAAAGAAGATAGTGATACTTTACTATCAGCTAAAAATAAGCTCGAAGAGGAGTTAAAGACAACTAAGCTCAACAACGCTATAGAAACTGCTTTAATTCAATCAGGGGCAAGAAACACTAAAACTGTAAAGGCTCTATTAGATATGAGTAAAGTAGTGGAAGATGAAGAAGGTATCAAAGGAATAGAGGAACAGATAAATGCTTTAAAGCAATCTGACCCATACCTATTTAACAATAACAAGGTAGAGGGTAATGCACCTAATACTACTAACTTAGGAGAGGAAGGGATAACTAAAAAAGATTTTAGTAAGATGAGTTACAAGGAGAGGTTAAACCTCTACAACAGTAACAGAGATTTATACGAAACACTTAGTAAGTAATTAAAAATTAAATTAAATTAGGAGGAATGTAAAATGGCTATGACTAAATTAGAAAACTTAATTAACCCAGAGGTAATGGGAGATATTATTTCAGCAGAATTACCAAAGGCTATTAAATTTAGCCCAGTAGCTAAAATTGATACTACATTAGAAGGAAGAGCAGGAAACACTATAACAGTACCTAAGTATGAGTACATTGGAGATGCAGAAGATGTAGCAGAAGGAGTTGCTATGGGTACTGTAGTATTAACAGCTACCTCTCAACAAGCTACAGTTAAGAAGGTAGGTAAGGCTGTCCAATTAACTGATGAGAGTGTTCTATCTGGATTAGGTAATCCTATTGATGAAGCAATAAGCCAGTTAAAGAAGTCTATTGCATCTAAGATTGATAATGACATTTTAGAAGCATTAAAAGGTGGAGACTTACAGGTAGGAACTGGAACAGCTAACTTCTCTGTTAAATTAGTATCAGATGCTTTAGATGCGTTTGAAGATGAAGGACTAGATGAGAGAAAGTTCTTATTCGTTAATCCAAAGCATTTAGGAGTACTAAGAGCTTCCGATGAGTTTAACAGAGCTTCAGATTTAGGTGACAAAGTACTAATGACTGGAGCAGTAGGAATGATTTATGGATGTGAAGTAATCCCTACTAGAAAAATAGAAGCAGAAGAAGGAGTATACAACTTAATATTAGCTAAAGAAGGAGCAGTAGCTATCTACCTAAAGAAAGATGTAGAGGTAGAGAGTGATAGAGATATCCTTAGCAAGACTACTACTCTTTCAGCAGATGAACACTATGTAGCAGTACTGCACGATAACTCTAAAGTATGTAGAATTGTTTGTAAGTAATTAGGTTAAAGAGGGGTGGGGGTATAATACCCCTACCTCTTTTAATATAACCAAGTAAAGAGGTGACAGAATGGAATTACACTTATTAGAGAGTAGAATTAATAATTTAGAGAAAAGGTTGGATAATATGGAAGCTAAAGTGGAACAAATATATTCTATTAAAGAAGTACTTAGTGCAATCGAAATCACGCTTAACAACTACAAGGATAGAGATGAGGAACAGGATATCCAAGCTAAAGAACAGGCTAAACTAATTCAAGGATTGGTATTATCATTAGAGAAACTCAATAGCAAGATTGATAATACAGATAAGACCATTCAGAATTTAGAAGTCAAAGTTGACAAATTCATTGACTCTAATACCATTTCAGTATTAGGTATAGTGAAGGATTGGCTTCTAAAGTTACTGATAGGAGCAGGAGGAGGAATATTAGCTTACCTAACACTTAAATAGAGAGGAGGAAAGAGTATGGTAGATTTAGAACTAATAAAGAGGTATTTAGACCCTAAAGATATAGTGATAGAGGAAGGTGAGGAGGAGTTCTACTCAAGTGTATTANAGGGAACTNTAGCCTTTGTAGAGGACAAGTGTAACATTCAANTAGATANCNNCTCTAGNCCCTCTATCCTTCTNCTAGTGAGNAAACTATTTAGATACAACCTAATGAGTAGACCTCACCTAAAAGACATGAGGACAGATGATATGAGACTNATATTTAGTACAGACTACCCAGAGAGTCTTATGAAGGAACTACTTGTCCACAGGAGAGTGAAGTGGTAGTGGTACTACACCCTCCTCTATAAATGAGGTAGGTAAAAAATGATGGGCAGGTAAACTTCTTCCAGTAGATTTTATTTTGAGCTACATTAGAAAAAAACTAGATTTTCACACAGAGAGAGGTATCCTGCCCAGTTTTAAAGCGTCTTTTAAAATATTTCAAAGGAGGGAAAATGAATGAATTTAATTAATAGAGAACTAAATTATATGTACCGAGAATTTGGGACTCCTAAAATAGAGCTATTCTACTTAGACTACACCTATGCCATTAGAGATATGTACGGAGACATAACAGGTGGAACAGTATATGTAAGAAA